CCGCGCCGCCGGTGCCGCCGATCGACGCCGCGACCTGCTGGCGGCCGGCGAGCTGCCACCGGGTGAGGTTGACGGGCCAGCGCGTCACCTGCTGGCCGTCGTTGAGGTGCGCGTTGACGCACGGGTAGACCATCGTGACCCCGGCCGGGTAGGTGCCCGACGTCGGACCAGCGGCCAGGGTGAGTGACCCGCCCGAGAAGCTGCTGATCGTCGTGTCGAACGACGCCCCGCCGGCGCCGACCACCAGCACCCGCTGGCCGTTGGCGATCCAGTCGCAGTAGGTCGCGTCCACGACGGCGGCCGAGCCCGTCACCGCCGCCGTGGTCGGCGTTCCCTCGTGGGGCTGGGCCACCGGCACCGTGGCCGTGGGCGAGCCCAGCAGCGTGGCGTGGAGCGCGCGCTGCTGGGCGTCGGTGAGGTCGACCGGGCAGGCGAAGTAGACCCGGGGGAGCGCCGAGGTGCTGGCGCGCTGCTCGGTGCCGTCGGCCAGATGGATCACGTCGGTGCGCCAGCGCCACAGGATGCGCCAGGACTCGACGGGGAGCAGGACCGGCGCCGTCACCGGCCCACCGCCGCCCGGACCGCGCCGGGGTTGGCCGCGATCGCCGAGATGATCGCCCGCGTGCCGGCCGGGGTGTTCATGGCCGCCAGGGTCGCGGCCTCCTGGTCGTGGACGATGTACGCGTTGACGTTGACCGGCTGGGGCGCCGCGTCGCCGCCCGGTCGCTGGCCCGGCGGCGTGAACGTGACGTGCTCGCCGGGCGTGGCGCGCGCGAAGATCGGCACCGAGTCGACGCCGCCGCCGCCGACGTTCGGGACGACGTAGCTGCCGCCGCCGGCGTTGTTGCCGGCGTTGAAGCCGAGCGCGCTGGCCAGGATGGAGCCGACGCCGCCGGTGCTGACGCCGAGCGTGGCCTTGATGGCCTGGAACGCCAGGAACTTGAGGATCATCCGCTCGATGTCGGCGATCACGCTGCGGGCGAGGTCAGCGAAAGACCGCTTGCCGCCGTTGGCCAGCTCCACCAGCGCGTCGATCGTCTGGTTGATCGCGCCGCCGAGCTGCTCGGTCATCGCCACGTTGAACTCGCTCATCTTCGCGTCGGAGCTGTCGACGAACTCGGTGACCATCTCGCCCGCGCTGGTGAGCGACGCCAGCACGTCCTCACCGAGCGTGGTGGCGAAGGCGATCATGTTCTCGTTGGCGACCCGCGTGGCCTCGGCGGTGGCGATCGACTCGGCGGCTAGGTCGCGGATCGAGCCGGTCACGTCGTCGACGCGCAGCTTCGTCCGCTCGAGCACGCCGGCGCCGCTTGAGCGGACATCGCCCAGCCACTCCTTCCAGGCCGCCGCGGCCTCGCGGACGGCGGTGGCGTGGTCGCGGGCCGCGGCAGCGGCCTCGCGCTCCTCCTGCTTGTCGACACGCCGCCGGCTCGGATTGTTCGATGCGTCCACCGAGTTGCGCAGGTAGTTGCCGAGGACGCCGTAGCCGACTGCGCGGCCGTCAACCCCGCGCTGGTAGTGCTCCAGCTTGAGCATGGTCTGGTCGAGCTGGAGCTGCTTTTCCTTCTCGGCGGTCTGCCGCTCAGCCAGCGCGGCGAGCTGCTGGGAGAGGTCCTTCTGTCGCAGGAGCATGTCGGCGCCAAACAGGTACTGACCCGCGATCCTCCCCTCGATGTCCGAGATCGCGTTGAGCAGGCCGCCGGCCTTGGCCAGCTTGCCGAGCCAGCCGCCGGTGAGGTCGTTGATCGCCCTGAAGTTGGCGACGGCCATGTTGACCATCTGGCCGACGACGGTCAGCGCCTCACCGACGCTCTCGAGCGCGACCGACAGCCCCTCGGTCAGGTGGATCTGCTCGGCGAAGCCGCCGACGATCTGCATCACCTTGTCCTTGAGGACTTGGAACGACTCGGCCGACGTACCGGCCGCCTTTCCGAACTGCTCCTCGATCTCGGGGCCGACCTTCTGGATCGCGTCGAGCATGTCCTGCGTAGACACCTTCCCCTGCTCGGCGAGCTTGCGTAGCTCGCCGACGGTCACGCCCATGCCCTCGGCCAGGAGCACACCCACCTTGGGGATGTTCTCCATGATGCTCATCAGCTCTTCGGCCTGGAGCTTGCCCTTCGTCAGCGCCTGCCCGAACTGCTGGAGGCCGGCGCTGCGGTTGGCCTCACTGACGCCGCGCGTGGCTTTCGCGAGCAGCTCGGAGACGCGGAGCAGTTCAGCTTGGGACGTGCCGAGGTTCCTGGTCGCGATCCGTGCCTGCGAATAGATGTCGGTCAGCGACTGCACCGACACGCGCGCCGCCGCCGCCGACTTGAACAGGCGCTCGCGCACGACCGACGCCTCGATCTCGCTCTCCGTCGACGTGCGGATCTTGTTGCTTAGCGAGGTGTACTCGTCGCCGAGCCGCACCAGCTCCTGACCCGCCTTGATCGCGACGGCCGCGGCCGCAGCCGGTCCAGCGACGGCGCCGAACTGCGACGACGCGATCTCGCTCGCCGCGCCGCGCACGCCGCCCTGCTGCTTGGCGTTGTGCTGCGCCATCTCGCGCTGCAGGCCGCGCACGGCGTTCGCTCGCTGCTGTGCCGTGATCGCGCCCTGGCGCTCGAGCTGGAGGATCTGGTTGAGCTGGGCGCGGTACTCGGCGGCCGGCCCGACGATCTGCCGGTAGGACGCGGCGAGACGGTCCTGTGCCGCCTTGCGCTCGGCGGCGACCTGACGGCTGTAGTCGGCAGTCCGCTTCGCGGCGAACTCCTCGACGCGCGCGGCCTCCTTGGCGGCTGCCGCCTTCGCCGCCGCCGCTGCCTTCGCCGCCGCCGCCTCGACCTGCGCGCGCTCGCGGGCGCGGCGCTCGGCTGCGATCGTGAGCGCGCGGGCCGTCTCCTCGACCTCGCGCGCGGACGCCTTCTGCGCCGCCGCCGACTGCCGAGCCCCGTCTGCTGCCGCCTTGGCCGCGGCGCGTGCCGCCCGCTCCTGCTCGCGGGCGGCCTCGCGCGCCGACTTCTCGACGGCCCGCATCGCCTCCGCGGCGGCCCTCTCGAACGCCTTGGCCTCGTCGCCGCTGCGCTTGAGCGCCCCGTCCACCTGGGCCATGCCGCTCTTGGCGTTGGACGGGTCGATCTCGACGACGATGTTGTGGATGCTCATGATCCGCCTCCTGGGGGTCGCTTCGACGCCTCGTCGAGCAGGCGCCGCTGGTGCGCGAGGTACGCGGCGTCGCAGCGGCGGACCGCGTGGACGAACACGGCCAGCCGCTCACCACGCAGGCCGGGCCCGAGCGGCGGCGGCATCGACCCGCGCTCTACGATCTTCGACCACGGGATCGGCCCGAGCCCGAAGCCGATCGCGCGCTCGGTGCTGGCGTCGTGGAAGCCGGCGAGCACGATCGCCACCCACAGCGGGTGTCGGATCACGGGCGGGATCGACCAGTCGGGCGGCGGCTGACCGTCGGCGGCCAGGACCGGGAGGATCGCCCCGTCCTTGGCCATCCGCAGGTCGTAGATCAGGCGCCGTTCGCTTCCCCCGCGACGGCCTCGAGCTCGGCCGTGATGCCCGGGTCGGCATCGCCCGCGCGCAGCGCCTCGAACATCGCGAAGAACGCCGCCGGCGCCGTCGTCGCGAGGTGGCGGACGATCTTCTCGCCGACCTCGATCGGGTAGCTCACCCGGTTGCCGGCGCCGTCGTCGGCCGTCACGCCGACCAGGCAGGACGCGTTGACCATCGCGGCCAGCTCGAGCGCCTGCTCCTGGCCGGCCCGCAGCGCCGCGAGCCCCTCGAGCTTGGGCGCGTCCTCGGCCGGCGCGGCGAGCCCGCGTTCCTCGCGGCCCAGCACCCACTCGATCCACCGCGGGTTGGTCGCGTTCGCCGGCGCCAGCGTCAGCGTGGGCGAGCCCGCCAGGCCCTTGATCGTCACCTCGCGGCGACGCACGGTCGGCGCGATCATCTCGTCGAAGGTCAGCATCCCGTCGACGATGCGCCGCCGCGGTGCCGGCCCCCAAGTTCACGATCAGGTCGCCGGGCAGTACGGCAGCAGCGAGACGATCAGCGAGGTGCCCCAGATCGGATCCTCGACGGCGCCGGCCATCAGGTCCACCTTGATCGTCTCGTTGAGCGGGAAGTTCACGCCCTCGACGCCGAACTCGCAGTACGGCAGGTCGAAGCACGCCGCGCCGTCGTTGTTCCTGAACCACCAGTCGGCGGTCACCGGGAGGTTCGAGCGCGCGTGCGACGGCACGTCGATCTCGGTGAAGTACGCGTTCACCTTCGCCTCGATCGCGATCATGCCGAAGCTCGTCTCGAACGAACCGAGGACGTTGTGCGCGGGGTTCAAGCCCACGTTGTTGTTCACCGTCAGGTTGAGGCCCGAGATGTACCCGGTGAGCCCGTTGCCCACCACGCCGTCGGTGCCGACCTTCATGATCCGGCCGCGGTAGACGTCGGTGACCGTCGACACGGCCGCCGTCTTGACCTCGCGCAGCGGCGAGCCGGCGTTGGTGGCGCGGCTCGTCGAGGGCACCGTCTCGTCGGTGCCGGTGAAGTCGATCGACAGGCTGCCGAAGTCCTTGACCGGGAACCCGAAGGTCGCGCTGGCCACCGCGTTGCCCTTCATGTAGCCGTAGGCGACCGCGTCGGCGGCGCCGAGCCGGTGGTAGGTCGTCTCGAGCTGGTAGTAGCGCTCGAGGTAGTCGGTGTGGGTCAGCGGCACCGCGCGCACCTGGCGGCCGAAGTACAGGTCCACCGTCTTGCCGGTGCCGGTGTCGTCGGCCCAGGTGCCGTACCGCTTGTCGGTGGTGATCAGGTTCGCGGTCGGCGTGGTCGTGATGCGAAACGGGCCGCGGCCATTGGTCAGCGAGAGCGCCGACGCCGAGCTGGTGCCGCCGCCGAGCCAGCACATCTGGCCGCTCACCAGGCCGAGCTGCGTCAGGTCCTTGGTGGTGGTGATCAGCGTGGTGCCGGTGCCGCTGATGCGCAGGTCGCCGCTCGCGAACCGGAACCCGCACACCTCCACGGTGACGTGGTCGGTCGCCGCGAACGTCTCGGCCGTCATGCCGCCCGAGATCACGATCGAGGTGCCCGTCGAGCCGGCGCCCACGACCTTGAGCCCGTTGTTGGCCGCGATGCGCGCGCCGCGCACGTAGACCAGCGTGTTCTGGACCAGCGCGCCACCGCTGGCGACGGTGAGCCCGCCCGACACGGCGGCCGACGGCGCGAACACCGCCGGGCCGGTGAGCGAGAAGCGGCACCGCA